CTGATAACCGCCGTAGCCGAACGGCTTGCCCGAGTTGGCGACGCCCTTAAAGGTGCGCACATCATCCGCACGGGTCGCCAGGGCAACCGGCAGCGCGGCGGACAATTTGATTTTGAGGGGGGTGTTGTTCGTATCCATTGCTCCATTTTGCCTTGCCAAGTTCAAAAAGACGGACGGCAGGATTTCACTTCCCAATCCAAATGCAAAAGCCGCCTAAAACCCGAATATCAGGTTTCAGACGGCCTTGTGCAGTTCATCTATTTAAAATTCGATTCAGGGGCGTTTTAGAAGCCTCTAGGATTGATTTTAAAATGCTGGATATATCTTTGCTTACCCCAAGCATTTAAACGCGCTAAAACGCGAAATTTGAGCGGTTATGAAAAAAGGCCGTCTGAATCGGTTTCAGACGGCCTTCGGAGTTATACAGGTTTAAATCTCGGATCAGCTTCAAGCGCGGTTTTTAAATCGGACTTGTACGGCTTAATCCACTCGGACTTTTCAGCAGCCTCAAGTATCCATCCGCGCACACGGGCGAATGCCGCAGCGGACAAATCCGCAATCGAAAATACGCAGCCCGAAAACTCGCCCTGCATTTGCTCGGCTGCCTCCTTGTCAATTTCAGCAAGACGCGGGTACAGATAGTCCAACAATTCGGACGGGGCGGTTTTCCCGCCTAAAAATACTTTTACTTCGCGGCTGACATACAGTTCAGACGGCATGACTTACTCCGATATTTTTACCAATAAGCGGACTTTATCCCGCTGTTCTTTCGGCAATGATAACACATACTGCAACAATTTATGCCGGTTTGCCGCATTCAGATGGCGTAAATCAAGCGGGACAATATCGGCTTTATCAAAATGTTCCTGAATCTTATCGACCTTAGTATTCCACGCCCCGGCGGTGGGCGCAAAATAACGGTTCATCAATTCCGCACGTTCTGGATTTTCGGTAAACATAAAATCCAGTTTTACCCATTCCTCACGGGGCAGGTCGTCTGAAACAATCAGATAATCGGCTTGACCCTTACCTTTCTCTACGGGTAAATCAAACACTTCCAGCCTGTCGCCCGTTTTAGCCTGCCACGCTGCCGCAGCTCTCGCTTCGTGGTCTTTGGTATTGTTGGCAGACTGCTCTTTTGTCAGCCTGCGCACTTCTTTTTCCGACACCTTGTCCGACAAAGCCAACACCGCCACTTTGTCAGACGGCACGCTATACCGCTTGTCCAGCCACGCCTCGCGCTCGGCAATCATGGCGGCCAGGGCTTCTTCGCTGTTTCGCTCGCCAAACAGTGCGTCCATCGCGCCCAATCGGTCGCCGTGGTTGTGCGCAAAGCTCGGCGTGATGTCGTCGGGTATCAATACCGTTTTCCCCGTGCGCGGATTGGTAAACTCGACCATATCTACATCAGGCTCGCCGCTGATGCCCTCGCGCTCCGCCTGCCGACGGGTCAGTGCGGAAACCGAGCATTTGCAGCCGTAGCCGTTGGGCGGAAAGATGACTTTCCAAATGTCGTGGTCAACCGGCAGGACTAAGCCGTAGTAGCGTTTATGGTTGTCGCGCGGATGCCCTGCGGCGGAATGGTTGTAGCGCAAATACGGCAGGGCTTTTTTGTTTGCCTGTATCCGCTGCCATTGCCCCGCCGCAAAGGCAGTTTGCATATTGGTGTTGAAGATAGTCTTCAGACGACGTGTGCTGCCGAGCTGTACCAATTTAGGCTCGCCGTCCAGCGGGTCGGTCATCACTTGCTCGCCCCACCAGCCTTTCGCCATCAAATACGGTTTTAAACGCTTTTTAAAATCGGCAAATGCCGTGCCGTTTTGCTGCGCGGATTCGACGGCGTCTTTGACTTCGGCGAGCATATCCGCGTCCATCATCTTGGCGACGGTAAAGGCAAGGCTGTGTTGATACAGCCAAACATCGTAATGACTGAATCCGGGCAGGATTTTCTTGGATTTGAAATGCTCGAAAGCGGCTTTATCGACCAGCCCTGCGAAGTTGTATTCAATTCCGTCCATCGTCCGCTCCGTCAGCCCAAGCCGAAAGGCCGTCTGAAACCAAACGCTGAATTAAGAGATTGTCGCCCTGGCTCAAATCAAGTTTGGACAGCTTCGCCTCAAATTCGGCGTAGTCTTTGCAGCTTTCCAGTAAACCCAACACCGCCTCCATCTTCGGTCGGGCGATTGCCTGCTCCGCCGTATCGGACGCATTGCGGGCAAGGCCGTCGGACAGTCGCAGGCTGAATTTGGCGGACGCAGGGTTTTCAGACGACGCTTTCGGGTCGCGCAGCTCGAAATGTTCCGGCTCAAAGCCCAAGATGTCGCGGTAGTAAGTTTCGGTCAACACGAGCTGCCCCGTATCCATATACATCTTGTCGCGTTCGGCGCGGGTCTTATCAACCTTGATTTCGTCTTCGAACTCAAACCATACGCCTTTGGGCGCATTAATCGGCTTGCCGTAGGCGTTGTTGACCATCACAAGCGCGTCGATAAAGTGCTGTGCAGCGCGGGAGAGCAGAGCGAGATACGCGCCGATGCGCTCGTCGCGGTTGTTTTCTTCGGTTTCCTGACTGGCGCGGCTGGCGGTCTCAAGGTCGCTGGTTTTGACTTTGCCTAACAGCGTTTTTTGGATGCGCGCATTGGCGAGGTTTTCCAATCGGCGGAATGCCTGACCGTCCGCGCTGTTTTGCAGCATCATCACATCGTCTTCGCGTTCGATGCTCAATGCGCCGCCGCTCACAAAACGGTAAAACCGGCTCATGAAGCTGTCGTGGTCGTCGTTGCTGTTGGCTTGGATTTTGGCAATCAGATAAGGCTGGGCGTAGCGCGTAATAAATTGCGCCGCATAGACAAAGCCTTTTTTACGCAACGCAACCGGCGCATACAGCCGCGCTGCCGCCATTTCGCCCGCAGGATTAGTTGAAGTGGCGCGGTGGGTAATAAAGAGATACAGCACGTCCGTATTGCAGGCTTCCTCGCCACCGCTGCCGCGATACACCAGCGAGCCGTCGCGGTATGGAACGTATTTCGCCAATTCGCCGCTTTTGTTGCTGATATGCTTAATCGTCAAAAAGCCGTCGGGTTCGGGCTGATAAACGTACCGACCGACACCATAGCCGCCCAAACGCGCCGTCAACACGATTTCGGCAAGTGCGGGCAGATGGCGTTTCAGCGTTTTCCATAGACGGTCTTTGTCTTCGTCGCTCAAGTCCTCGCCATAAATGCGCCACGCCTTGTTCTGCATGGCGGAATGCAAATCCTCCAAACAGGCGGCGACCTCATCGTCGCCCGATACCGCGTCCAACGCCTGCTGTCTGTCCACGCCGAGGCGTGAAAGCAGAGCGTCCGTGCCTTCCATATTAGAAAACAGGCTTTCCAGCGCGTCTTCGGTCGCGCTCGTCAATGTCTTGATGGCGGTTTTTCGCGTAGCACTTTTAATCAATCCGAACATATTTTCTTACTCCAAAGGCCGTCTGAAACCGTTTTCAGACGACCTTAAAATCACATTTCCAACATCGGCGCAGGCAAATCAATCGCACGCGCTCGGCTTGATACATTGCCCGTCGTTGCCGCCATCCACAGCATATGCAACGCATCGGGGCCGTCGTCATGGTCGGCTTTCGGGAAATGGCGCAACTGGCTAATCAGCGTCTTTTGGTCGGGATTGAGCAAAATCAGCCCGTTTGCCATGTGCGGCTGCAAGGTCTCAATCCGCAACATCTTGTCTGAAGACGGCTTGATACCGCGCACCGGAATATGCACACCCGAACGCGCCCCACGCTTAATCAGCTCATCCTTGAGAAACTCTTGGAATTGCACCGTCTCCACCACCCACAACACCGGCTTGACCCGCGCCTCTTTTTGGATGCGGATCACGTCCTCAATAATCAAATCAGGCAGGCGTTTTTTGACTTGGGCAACGGTTACAAACAGCCGCCCCGTCGATTTTTGATAACCACCGACCAAAATCGCCGACGGGTCGCGCCCCGCGCCCGCTTTGCCCAATGACGGGTCGAGCGCACCGTAGTACACCAAATCGTCAGGGAGTTCCGACCAGTATTTGATGTTTTCCGCAAACGGCGCATCTTCGCCGCTGACCGGATCATTCTGATATTCCGAATCAAACGTTGCATGACCGTCACGGGCACGGATTTTCATCAGCGCAAGTACACCGCGAGCCGCCCAGCTTGTTTGCGCGCCGCGCTCCATCTCGTCTTTATTGGCGAGATAAAACGCCTCGGCCACCGTCTCGCCGTCGTTTCGGAAAAGTTCCTCCCATCTGTCCCACAAGTCCATGCGGTCGGGCCAGCGTTTCATCGCCTTAAACTTAATACCCCGCCAAAACGGGTTATTCAAAGTGCGGTTCAGCACACTGTCGTAATGCAAAATCGTGCCGATATAAATCACATCGTATTTTTGCCCCACGCCGCCGAGCGGCAGCACGGTTTTCGTCAGCCACGCATTGAGCTTGTCGCGCTGTTCGGGGTTGCGGACTTGTTCGTCATTCTCAATATCGTCCAAAACAGTTAAGTCAGGACGGTAAGGGCCGTGACGCAAACCGCGCAGCTTTTTACTGCTACCGGCCACTTGGACTTTAACGTCATTGGCCGTCACAATCGTACCGGCCTGCCATACACGGCCTTGTCCGCATACTTCCGGAAAGTCGGTTTTCAAGCGCGGGTTAAATTCAAGTTCCGCCTTGATGGCTTCTAGCATCGGATACGCCTGGTCTATGCTGTCCATCACAATAACGGCATAATGTTTTTGGCCGGTCACAATACACCACAGCGTAAACAACTGAGTAACCTGCGTCGACTTACCCTCGCCACGCGGCGCACCCACCGCCTCATTTTCCCCTTTTGGGGAGCGGATAATCTCCGGCAGACGGCTAAATAAAAACGCATGCAGTTCGGATTTTTCAGGGGAGCGGATATAATGGGGGAAGTAGGTATTTACGAAATATTCGTAACCGCCTACCGGGTCAAATACCTTGGCACGGCGTGCAGCAATAGCCTTTGGCGACGCATCAAAGCCGTCCACTTCCGCTTCGATGACTTGGCGCAGACTGGCAGCCAGTTCGGCAAGGGATTTGAGGAAATCTTTATTTTTCATATGGAGCGCTCAAAATGGATTGGTTAGACAGAAACCTGCAACACGAATTTTTGTCAGAGCTTTATAAGGTTTATCCAGACAGTATTACTTATAGCTATTATATAAATGCCGCTATCGCCCAAACTAATGGTGTCATAGAAGCAGAAGAAGATGACGGCGTTTCGTTTGTATTAAAACAATCCGCAAATCTGCAATATTTAGCTGAACATGGTTTGGTTGCCTTCGACGATAAGACTTTAATAAGCGCTACTGTTAAAATCACGGCCAAAGGCATAGACTTCCTTATGGATGATGGCGGCCTTTCTGCCATTCTTGGGGTTGTCACAGTCAAACTACACAGTGACACTATTCAAGCTTTGCTCAATACAAAAATTGACCAAGCAGATATCCCTCCGGAAGAAAAAAGTAAGCTAAAGGTTATCTTAAGCAAAATGGGAGATGTCGCATTGGCGAAACTTACCGAGAAAGCCATTGATGCTGTTACATCTCCTCAAATCATCAATCTGCTACAAAATCTATAAGGAAATACGAATATGGGTTTCGATTACTCACTTGCAAAAATCCTCGAAAACGGCCGATACACGCCATCAGAAATAAAGGATTTATTGGAAGAGCAAGGTTTCAGCATTACATTACCGAAATTGACCGAACACTTAAATCTTCAGGTCGCTCTTGGCATTGCACACAAACGAGAAGACGGCACGTTTACAGCATTGCCGGTTTAATACAAAGGGTCGGGTTTGATAAGCCGACCCTTTTTTCAGACGGCCTTGTAATAGTGAACGACAGGTTTTTTTAGCGGTTTGGGATAAACCTTGAAACAAAAAGGAAGTGACTCTCCCGTTTTCATTTCATGCATGGCGGACATAAAGTAAAAAAACTGGTCGGCCAGCCAAAACAACGGCTCCAGCTTATAGCGCGGTGCGACTGCAGGAGTTTCACTTTCCCAATCGGCAATCCAAATCGGGCAAAACAAAAACCAGCCCTTATGTGTGTATTCAACTTTCAACTTATCCAAACTTCTTCTCCACCTCCGCCCCAAACGGCTCCAATACCTCCACAAAGGCAGGCAAATGTTTGGGGTGTTTTTCTTGCACAAACGACATCAAGAACTCAATCAATTCCAAAGCCGTCGCCAGTTTTGACGTTTCCGGCATCACGCGCGCATTGGCGGATACGGTTTTGGTAAACGCATCGGCCAGGCTGGCCAACAGCTTGGCGCGGTCGGACGGCGGCAAATCTTCGGTACTCGAATCCTGCAGCATCGTCATTGTGCTGTTGTACTGCACCATAAAACCGGCCAACATCGCACGGCTCAAATCCTCAATACCGCCGCCGGCCAAAGTGTAGGCGGCGCGCATCTTATCCCAGTCGTCGCCTTTTTCCTTATCCGCACGTTTCCACGCACGCGCAGTGGCCTGCGGGATTTCGCACATCAAGGCCGCCGTTTCCAAAGTCTGCTCGCCGCTCACATAGAGCCGGCGTAACTTTTCACGGATTTCTTGCGGGTGAGCCATAATTACAGTCCCATTTTCGCTTTAAGCAATTCCCAGCCGACCGTAATCACGCCGCCGCCCAGTGCGCCGAATGTAATGGCCGTGCGTTTCGTGTCTTGGCGGATTTGTGCAATTTCCGCCTGCATTTCCTTCTGATTTTTCAGAGTCTGATCAGTCTTGTTTTCAATACGTGCCAAGGCTTCTAAAATCGGGTCGCTCATGATTTGTCC